CATGACAACCGTTTCACTATTTGTAAACTACCTAGACAAAGTGGTAAATCTACAACTACTGTGTCTTATCTGCTTCATTATGCTCTTTTTAATCCTAATTCTAATATTGCTATTTTAGCAAACAAATCATCAACCGCTAGAGATATTTTAGGCAGAGTACAATTAGCATATGAAAATTTGCCAAAATGGTTACAACAAGGTGTTATTAATTGGAACAAAGGTAACATTGAATTAGAAAACAAGTCTGTTATTGTGGCGGCTGCAACATCTTCAAGTGCAATTCGAGGTGGTTCTTATAATATAATATTCTTAGATGAGTTTGCTTTCGTACCTGCTAATATAGCAGAAATGTTTTTTAGTGCAGTATATCCTACAATATCTGCTGGTACTAAAACTAAAATGATTATTGTATCTACACCATATGGTATGAATCAATTTTATAAGTTATGGACAGACGCAGAAAATAAAAGAAATGATTATGTACCTATTGAAGTACATTGGTCAGAGGTACCTGGTAGAGATGAAGCCTGGAAAGAAGCAACAATTAGAAACACCTCTCCCGAGCAATTTCAACAAGAGTTTGAATGTGAGTTTTTAGGTTCAGTTAATACACTTATTAGTCCTGCTAAAATTAAAAATATGGCTTATGAAAATCCTATAATATCAAATGCAGGATTAGATATATATGAAGACCCTATAAAAGATAGAACATATGTATGTACAGTTGATGTCGCTAGAGGTGTATCAAAAGATTATTCAGCCTTTGTTATTATGGATGTATCTCAAATGCCATTTAAAATTGTTGCAAAGTTTCGTAACAATGAAATAAGGCCTCTATTATTTCCTCACACAATTGAAAAAGTTTGTAAGGCGTATAATCACGCTCATGTGTTAGTAGAAACAAATGACTTAGGTCAACAAATTGCAGAAGCATTACAGTTTGAATTAGAGTATGATAATCTATTAATGACCACACAAAGAGGTCGTGCTGGTCAAATACTAGGTGCTGGATTTAGTGGTAGAGGTTCAGGCTTTGGTGTTAAGATGACTAAACAAATTAAAAAAATTGGTTGTGCTAATATCAAAACTCTTATTGAATCTGATAAAGTTTTAATAAATGATTTTAATATTATTGAAGAGATGTCTACCTTTATTAGAAAAGGTCAATCATGGCAGGCTGATGAGGGAAGTACAGACGATTTAATGATGTGTCTAGTTATATTTGGTTGGTTATCTAATCAACCTTTCTTTAAAGAGATGACAGATACTAACGCAAGACAAATGTTATATGAAGAACAACAATCATTAATTGAACAGGATATGGCGCCTTTTGGCTTCGTAGATGACGGAACACCAGACCATGAGAAATCGGAAGTAGATGAATATGGTACGGTATGGCATCCGGTAGTGCATAAAGGAAACTAGTGTCTAATTTTAGTATATTATAAATATCAGTAAGATTGACTTTTAAATATGGGCATAAGAAAACTTATGAGTATTGACTATTTTAAAATAATTAGCTAATTAAAAGGAGAAACCTAAATGGCATTTCAAGTATCACCAGGTGTTCTCGTACAGGAAAAAGACCTTACTAGAATTATACCAGCTGTTTCGACTTCTATAGGTGCTGTTGCTTTTCAAGCGACACAAGGACCTTTAGACGAAGTAGTAAGTATATCTAGCGAACAGGAATTAGTAAGTAAATTCGGTAAACCTAACTCATCAACATTTGAGGGATTTTTTACCGCAGCTAACTTTTTAGCATATTCTAATTCTCTAAGGGTTGTTCGTGTACAGAATTCATCTGTATCAAATGCTACCGAAAGTGGTAGTGCATTTGTAATAAAAAATACGACTGATTACCAAGACAATCACGCTGACGGTTCCGCTTCTGTAGGTTTATGGGCAGCTAGAACAGCTGGTGCATGGGGAAACAATCTAAAGATTGAATCATGTCCATCTGCTACTGCTTATGAAGAAACATCTAAAACAACTGTAAATGACGCTTCTATGAGCGTTGGTCAAACAGTTGTTACTGTTACTTCAGCCTCAGGCATATCAGCAGGCGATATTGTTAACTTTGGTGACACATATGAATATAGAGTTGTTAGTGTTGCAACTAACGATTTAAATATAGTAAGAAAAGAAGAACCACAATATTTCGGAACTTCAGATTCTTCAGGATTACATGCAGTACCAACTAACGGTGCAGCTGTAAGACGAAGATGGAGACATTACGACTTATTTGATAAAGCACCAGGAACATCACCATATGCAGCTGCATTAAGTGGTGTAAATGATGAGTTACACATAGTTGTAGTTGACGAAGATGGTGGTATTTCAGGAACTAAGGGAGATGTTTTAGAAACTTTTGGTGCAGTATCAAAAGCTTCAGACGCAAAAACACCTCAAGGTTCTGTAAACTATTATCCAGATGTAATTTACAATTCATCAAATTACATTTACTGGATGGACCACAACTCTTCAGGTTCAAACTGGGGAACAGCGGCGTCAGGAACTACTTATACAGCAGTAACGACAGTAAGCGCTGTATCACTACAAAGTGGTGCTGATGGTTCAGCAGCTACTATTGGTCAAAAATTAACTGCTTATCAGAAATTTCAAGACGCTGAAACAGTTGATATTGGTCTAATCATGGCTGGTAACGGTGACGCTACACACATTGATAACTTAATTACAGTTGCAGAAAATAGAAAAGACGCAGTTGTATTTGCTTCTCCAGAAAGAAGTGATGTTGTTGGTGTATCAGACGCAAACACACAAAAGACTAATGTTGTAGGATTCTTTAACGGAATTCGTTCATCATCTTATGTTGTTTTCGATAGTGGTTACAAATATCAGTATGACAGATATAGTGATGTTTACAGATATGTACCTTTAAACGGTGACATAGCAGGTTTAGCTGCAAGAACAGACCTAGTAGCAGACAGTTGGTTTTCACCAGCAGGTCTAAACAGAGGTATTGTTAGAGGTGCAGTTAAATTGGCATTTAATCCAACTAAAGAACAAAGAGATGAATTATACAGAGCTAGAGTAAATCCTGTGTCAACTTTCCCAGGACAAGGTACTGTATTATTCGGTGATAAAACTGGATTAACTGCCCCTTCAGCATTTGATAGAATAAATGTTAGAAGATTGTTCATCACTTTAGAGAAGGCAATCTCAACTGCTTCTAAATTCCAATTGTTTGAATTCAATGATGAATTTACAAGAGCGAACTTTAGAAACATTGTAGAGCCTTTCCTTAGAGAAGTACAAGGTAGACGAGGTATCACAGACTTTTTAGTAGTGTGTGATGAAACTAATAACACAGGTGAAGTAATTGATAGAAATGAATTTATAGCAGAAATCTTTGTGAAACCTGCTAGAAGCATTAACTTCATTACTTTACAATTTATCGCAACCAGAACTGGTGTCAGTTTTGATGAAGTTGCAGGTTAAGAAAGGCTAAGGAGAAAATAAAATGGCAAACATAAATGACTTCAAAGCTAAACTTGCAGGCGGTGGCGCAAGAGCAAATCAGTTTAAGGTAACAATGCCTTTTCCTGGTTACTCACAAGTTGGTGGCGAAATAGAAGAACTAGCATTCTTATGTAAGACTACTCAATTACCGGCAATGACAATACCGTCATTTACGGTTCCTTTTAGAGGTAGACAAATTAAGATTGCTGGCGATAGAACATATGCAGACTGGACAATTACTGTACTAAATGATACAAACTTCAAACTCAGAAATGCTTTTGAAAGATGGTCAAATGGTATCAATAATGCAACAGACGGTGAAGGCTTGACAAATCCAGCAGATTATCAAGTTGACGCTTTCGTTGACCAGTTAGATAGAAACGGAGCAACAATTAAGTCGTACACTTTAAGAGGTGTATTCCCGACTGAACTTGCTGCTATTGAGTTGGATTACGGAACAAATGACGCCATTGAAGAATTTGGCGTTACTTTTGCGTATCAATACTTTGAAAGTAACACTACTACTTAATATGCATTTAGAGGGCGGCCTAAAAACCGCCCTTTGAAACTATATAAATAGTAGTAAATAAACAAAGGAATAATATTATGGCTGAATTATTTGGATTTTCTATCACTCGTCAAAAGAAGACGGCGGATCCAAAACAAAGCTTTACTCAACCACAAGTAGATGACGGTACAACAACTATCGCAGCTGGTGGTTATTTTGGTCAGTACCTCGATATGGAGGGAACGGCTAAGACCGAGCAGGATTTAATCCGAAGATACAGAGAAATAGCATTACACCCCGAATGTGACATGGCAATCGAAGATATTGTCAATGAAGCAGTTGTGGCTAATGAACTTAAAGACGCTATTAGACTGAAATTGGATGAAGTGCCTTTTGGTAAAGATGTTAGACGAAAGATAGAAGATGAATTCCAAGAGATATTAAGGTTGATGAACTTTAATACAAAAGGTCACGACATATTTAGAAGATGGTATGTTGATGGCAGAGTTTATTATCATAAAGTAATAGACAGAGAAACACCTAGAAGAGGTATCACAGAGTTAAGATACATTGACCCTAGAAAAATTAAGAAAGTTAGAGAAGTAAGGAAGAAAAGGCCTGACGGTCCTACACCTCACGGATTAACAATCATTGATGAGTTTGAAGAGTATTACTTATTCAATGAAAAAGGAATTGCCGGTACAACATCTGGTGGTATCAAGATTGCCCCAGATACAATTTCATTTGTACCATCTGGATTAGTTGACCAAAACAAAAATATGATTTTGTCATATTTACATAAGGCAATTAAACCAGTTAATCAATTGAGAATGATTGAAGACGCTGCTGTAATTTATAGAATCGCAAGAGCTCCTGAAAGAAGAATATTCAAAATTGATGTAGGTAATTTACCAAAAGTAAAAGCTGAACAATATCTTAGAGATGTTATGGCAAGATATAGAAACAAACTTGTCTATGACGCTTCAACAGGTGAAATCAGAGATGACAGAAACTATATGTCAATGTTAGAAGACTTTTGGTTACCAAGCAGAGAGGGTGGTAGAGGAACAGATATTACCACATTACCTGGCGGACAAAATCTTGGAGAAATTACGGACATTGAATACTTTAGAAGTAAACTATATCGTTCATTGAATGTACCAGCAAGTAGATTAGAAGCAAGTCAAGGTTTCAATCTTGGTAGAAGTACCGAGATTACTAGAGATGAACTTAAATTTACTAAGTTTGTACAAAGGTTGAGAAAAAAGTTTACAGAGTTATTTAATGATATATTAAAAACACAACTAATACTAAAAGCTGTTATCACGGAAGAAGACTGGCATATTTTACGAGACCATGTACAGTATGACTTTTTACAAGATGGACACTTTGCTGAACTAAAAGATAGTGAAATGCTTTTAGAAAGAATAAGAATAGCAAACGAAGTGAGAGATTATGTTGGTAAATATTATTCAGTTGAGTATGTAAGAAAACATATTCTTAAACAATCTGATAGAGATATTGAAGACATTGATACTCAAATCAAAAAAGAAATTGATGACGGCATTATATCAGCACCTACGGAAGATATTCCAGGTGGTGGTGGAAACTTATAGGAGATAAAAAATGAGTGAACATGTAAGTAAATTTGTTGACGACCTATCAAAAGGTAACAACGCAGACGCTGGTGAAGCATTTAAAGACGCATTACGAGCTAAAGTTGCAGACGGATTAGATAAACAGAGAGTTGATATTGCAAGTAAAATTTTTAGTGATGTTGAGGCACAGCCTTTCAGCGACCCTAAACCAGCAGTAACAGACCCCTCACCGGAAACTGAAACTATGATGGATACGCAAGGTAATGAAATTGCTTTTGAACCAAATGGTAATGAGCAACCTACACCTGAGTCTGAGGTACCAACAAATGATGAAACTCAATCAACTACTTAAACCAAATGTAGTTGACACAGAAACATTTAGTCAATTACCACCAAAACATAAAGAGGTGGTAACTGACTTCTTTAGTCAGGTAGATTATGATAGTGTTGATGTTGTAAAAGAAGTTGAGTCAACCATAGATAAGGTTGCTCTTAAACATAATGTACAAACAAATGTTGTCTATGATTACATGGACAAGGAAATAGGAGAATAAAATGGCGACATTTAAAATATTGGGAGATGTGGTAAATGACCCTAGCGCAAATAATATTGGTTCAGCAACAGCTGTTAGAATAGTTGCAACTGGCGGTACTGTTACAGGTACAGTTAATCTTGCAGACAACACAAAAATTGGTGAATTTTATTTACATGCGGCTGGAGATGAAATTGTTATTATGAAAGACCCAACAGATAAAATTACATCAGCTACTAGTCATGCACATGCAGTATCAGTAGGCGGCTAATGACAATAGTATCTACTCAATTAGTTGATGACGGTTTTAAAGTAATTAATAAAATTACTGGTGCTCGTAATGAGAATGAAAAACTAATAGAATTAGATAACTTATCTGGTTCAACAAATGAATCAGAAATATCAATTGCAAATGCATATTACGAAGTAGAAGGCACAGGCACGGTAACTTTGCAATTTGATGATAAAGATTTTACAATGGTAGGTATTGACAATTACGGTTTAAAACCTACTGAAACAAAGATAAAAGGAATAGGCGACATTAAAATAACAACAGACACAAATGTAGATAAGTTTAGTTTGATGTTAGAGTGTCATAAAGAAAAAGGATTTAGTAATGGCTGATATAGTTACAACACAAACAATAACAGATACTACAGGTGTCAAGTTTGTTTCTAAACTTACAAACTTTTCAGATGGTACTGGAGAAACACAAGTTAAAAAGATTGACGCTTCTGAGGTTACATTTATGTCCGAAGATGGTAATAGAAAGATTGCTAAGGTATGGTATTCTATTAACACGGCAAATCCAAAGTCAGCGGTAGAAATCTTATGGGACGGAAATACAAATGCAACAGCCATGTTATTAGGCGGTAATGGTTATATTGATTTAAGAACAGCAGGTAATGAGATAACTAATAATGCAACCACACCTACTGGAGATGTACTATTATCTACTAAAAACTTTGCTAATGGTGACAATTATACAATTATTTTAGAGTTTAGGTAAAAAATCTTATAAATAGTTAGTACGAGAGAGAAACATGAAATTAATATCGGAAGAAATTCAAGACGCAGAATACTTGGTTGAAGAAACCAACGGTAAAAAGAACTACAAAATTCGTGGTGTCTTTCTACAGTCAGATATCAAAAATAGAAACGGAAGAATCTATGAGAGTGATATTTTGACAAAAGAAGTAGATAGATATTCAAAAGAATTCATCAATAAAAAACGAGCATTCGGTGAACTAGGCCATCCAGATGGTCCTACAGTTAACTTAGAGAGAGTATCACATATGATTACTGCTCTAAAACCTGAAGGCAAAAATTTTATTGGCGAAGCAAAAATCATGGACACACCATATGGTAAGATTGTAAAAGGTCTTATTGATGAGGGCGCTCAACTTGGAGTTTCTTCAAGAGGTATGGGTTCCTTGGTTCAAAAGAACGGTAGTAACTATGTAGGAAAAGACTTCTACTTGGCTACAGCCGCTGACATTGTGGCAGACCCCTCTGCTCCAGACGCTTTCGTTGAAGGCATAATGGAGAATAAAGAGTGGATTTGGGACAATGGTGAAATAAAAGCAAAGGATATTGAAGAGTATAAGAAGTATATTGAGAAGGCAAAATCAATTCAATTAGCTGAAGCTAAGGCGAATGTTTTTGCTAATTTTCTTGAAAAACTTTAATATTATAAATATCTACTAATAAGAGAAAAATTACTAGTAATTTTTAAAAAAGGAGATTTCTCAAATGGCCGATACAGAAAACAAATTAGCGGCGTTAGAGCAAGAAGCAGTAGCCGAGGCGAATGCCCAAGCGGATGCTCCTAAAAAGAATGCTGTAGCGGCTGAGCCGAACCATCTGAAAAATGATGCTGAAGACTTAGGCGCAGCTGTTGTTAAACCAACTGACAGCAATCCTGACGCAACTAAAAAAGTTAAGCAAGTTTCTGGACAAGCTCCTCAAAAATCACAAGGTGCAGCCGAGTCAATGCCAACATTGACTGGTCATAACACTAAGTTAGAGGGTACAGAAGCTGAAGAAGGTTCGGAAGAAATCAAGGAAGGCGAAATGCCAAAGGCTGCTCTTGACGCTCTTAAAAAGCATAAAGAAAAGTCTGAGGATAAAGAACCAGCAAAAGACAAAAAAGAAGTTGAAGAAACTTTAGACGCTGGTGAAGATTCTAAAATGGCAGATAAGAAAAAAGAAGTTAACCAAAAGACAGCAAATATTTCTGCTTCTTACGGTATGAAGTCAGCTTCATACAAAATGAAGAAAGAAGAAACAGCTGAACATGTTAACGCTTTAATCGCTGGACAAGATGACTTATCCGAAGAATTTAAAGAAAAAGCTGCTACAGTATTTGAATCAGCAGTAAACTCTAAAGTAAAAGAGATTGCTGAATCAATGGAAGCAGAGATTAAAGAAATAAACGAGCAAGATGTTGCTAAGCATAAAGAAGAACTAACTGAAAAAGTTGACAGTTACCTATCATATGTCGTTGAAGAGTGGATGAAAGAAAACGAAATCGCTCTTGAAAGAGGTATTAAAGGTGAAATCGCTGAAGACTTTATCACAGGTCTTAAAAAACTTTTCGCTGAGCATTACATTGATGTTCCTGATGAAAGATACAATGTGCTTGAAGACCAAGCAAATAAAATTGAATCTTTAGAAAAGAAACTCAATGAGCAGATTGAAAAAAATGTTGAATTAAACAAGGACAATGCAGTAAAGTCAAGAAAAGAAATCATGGCTGAAGTTGCAAGTGACTTGGCTGATACTTCAAAAGAAAAATTTGCTAAACTTGCCGAAGAAATTGAATGGTCAGACGCAGACTCTTTTAAATCAAAATGTGAAACTATTAAAGAATCATACTTTGGTGCTAAAGAAGAAGTAAAAGACTCACTACATGATGTGGCGGCTGAAGATGGAGCTTCTAACGAAGACTTATCTAAAGCAATGGCTGCTTACACTGCCGCTATAAGCAAAACAAAAGATATGAAAATATCTTAGTATAAACCGGACAAAGGGAGAAAATTAAAATGTACTTATCCGAAACACACGAAAAAAAATGGCAGCCTGTGTTAGAACATCCAGATTTACCAAAAATTGGAGATTCTTACAGACGAGCCGTTACATCAGTTATTCTTGAAAACCAAGAAAGAGCTGCTAAAGAAGACCAAGCATTCTTATCAGAAGCTGCGCCTACAAACGCAACTGGAGCTAACATCTCTAACTGGGACCCAATCCTAATTAGTCTTGTAAGAAGAGCAATGCCAAACCTTATCGCTTACGATATCGCTGGCGTACAACCAATGACAGGTCCAACAGGACTTATCTTTGCAATGAGAAGTAGATACACTAATCAAACAGGTGCAGAAGCAATGTTTGACGAAGCTGATACAGACTTCTCTGGAAGAAACGCTGCTGGTTCAGCTGTAGATGGTTATTCTACAACTGCTCAAAGTGGTTCAAATCCAGGT